CACCGAGATAATGGTAGTAACGCTCGGTACAAGTCCCAGCTTTTTCGCATCTCTAAGAGTTGTTCCTCGGATTCCTTTGCCGTCTGCTCGCTCAACTGTGTAGCATGGGTTTCCATCTTTGTCATACCAATGGCCTGATTCACTTTTGTTTTCTTGCATATTTTCTTTTCCCCGTTTTTTCTTCATTTTCCTGATTTACAGGTAAATCCGCTGGTGGTATTACTTCAGCCTCAAACTCGCCTGGTATTTCTTGACCGCACCAATCTTGTGGCAACTTATTTACAACGACAGGATTTAGTTTACAAGCTCCCATCATATCGTTTTGATTAAAAACAAAAAACTTACAAGTGCGACAAGTCATTAGATGCCTTTTGAATAATTAAGAATACGCAAGCGGTCTACTTCGCTACTGCACATATCGGCAGCAACTTGCAAAACCGCTTTAATGACTGACGCTAAATCTTCAGGAGCAAAGCTAATCAAAGGGATTTCCTCATCATAGCCAACTTCTTTAAAAGTTTTTTCTGTGTATTTAGTTTCAATAATGTCTTTAATTTGGTTTTGCATAGTGTTCTCCTTTAGAACGGCAAATCTGAATCGTCTTCTATTGTGTTGCGTGGTAATTCATCCGATCCTGCTGGTTTAAAACCTACTGGCAATTTTTCTTTGCCGATTGAAACGCTAAAAAACTTACCTTTTTTGCCTTCTTTAACCCAACCTGAAAGCCAATGCTCTTTACCATTAACCATAATTGTGCCTGTGTAATCAGGATGGTTATCTGTTGTTTTGCGGTCATTTTTAAATAAGCTCCCAGAGCCTTCTTTTGGTTGATATGCCATTTTCTTTCCTTTATAAAATATCTTTGGCGATTGACTTCATTGAACTACTAGATTTACTTTGTACTGCTGCGTTTGCATCGTCATCAGCTTGTACTACTCCTACAACTGCTGCTAATGCGTATCTACGCATATAAGTCAAACAACTTCCTGCACCTTGAGCATCTATTTTTGACATAGGAACAGACATTTGTTGGCTTATCCATTCACCAGAGCTATGAGCAAGAATTGTTGTTAATGACATTTCACCAATAACAATTTCTTTTTCATTTACAACTACTGTATTTACAATAGTTTCTCCAGGCAACTGCATAACAGCGAGGCCGTTTTCAGCCAAAAGACTACGACAAGCATCCCAAACAGACTCCAAATCAGCGTATTTAGACTTGAAAAATGGGTTTGCTGAGTCTTTTTTTGCATGGCTTAATTTTCCCTGTACGATTGATAGCGCAGTAGCTAACTTAGCGATTGATTCACTTTGATTCATGCTTGCCCCCTAAAAATTGTGCCAAAATCATTGAACAAATTTGTTAACATTTCGTTCTTGCGCTGCTTTGGTTTGCCGCAGGCTTGACGAATACACGCTACTTGGTCATCAGTTAACAATGCTCCAAACTCCATATCTTGAAGTGCGTTTTCTAAGTATTCTTCATGCTCTAACATCAACTGGTGTAAATCACTCATTTCGTTCCCCCGAAATTGCATGGCGAAATTGCCATATAAGAATCTTAACATAACTTAAAACTAAAGTGCAAATCTTTTTTTGAGTGTTGTAAATAGGCAGTTTATCGTGTTAAGATAACTTTACTATGAAATTAAAGCTATCCGATTCAGCCATTATTGACTTGCTTGGCGGTACTACAAAAGTAGCAAAAATGTGCGATGTTCATCCAGCAGCAGTGTCAGCTTGGCGCATAAGAGGGATACCAGCAGATAAATTTATGTTTTTAGGCGCAAGAATAGAAAAAGAATCGCATGGGCTTGTAAGCCGTCAAGATTTGTTTCCTAACAACTTTTGGTTACTATGGCCTGAACTGTTGCCAAAAAACAACACTTTTGGAATACAAAATGACTGAAGATCAAAAAAAAGAATTTAACGAACTATTGATAGAGATAAATAACATATTTGTTAACAAAAAAGCATCGTTATTTGGCGCAATCAACGCACTATCTTATTTTTCTACTGATTTGGCTGTCCGCAATGGTATGGATGAAAAAACATACATTAAAGACATTAAAATTATGCTTAAAGAACAAAAGGCAAAATATGAACAGAGAACAGATGCTAATTGATCTGCTGGCTAAAGCAGACGAGCAAATAAAATTATTAGAATTAAGGGCTGAGTTTCTTAACAAAGAAGTAAACGCTTTGAGAGAGCGTATAAACTACATAGAACCTCAAGTTTTTGGTGGTACAAGCAAGTAATTTTGTTGTAAAATCTATGGGAAGGCTAGGGATGCAACCCGAAAAGCGATTAGTCACCGCCTGCCATGCCCACCTATTTGACTACCTTTGACATAGGAATCGTATGAATTTTTACCCTTTTCATATTGGCGATTACATAAGCCATACAAGCCATTTAAGCGATTTAGAAGATTTAGCTTATCGCAGAATGATGGATTTGTATTATCAGCTTGAAAAGCCTTTTCATCAAAGTTTAGACATTGCAAGAAAAATTAAATCAACTCAAGCTATTGTCGATCAGCTTTTGCCAGAGTTTTTTGAATGGAACGAAGAAGATAAATCTTGGCATAGCAAACGTGCAGATGAGGAAATAGCCAAATATCATGCTATGCAAGCTGGGGGGCGCAAAGGGGCAGAAAAGAGGTGGGCAAAGGGTAGCGATAGCCCCCCTAATGCTACCCCAATGCAAACCAAGAACCAAGAACCATTAACCAATAACCATAGTATTGAAGTCGCTAAAGCTCCCAAAGCACAAAGATTGAAAATTGAAGAATTGCCCGATGAATGGCAAGTGTTTTGCAAGACAGAACGACCTGATTTAAACCCTCAAGCCATTTGGAATCAATTTAAAGATTATTGGATAGCTCAAGGCGGTCAAAAGGGCGCAAAATTGGATTGGTTTGCAACTTGGAGGAATTGGGTTAGAAATCAAAAAAGTGTAGTAAATTACACAACCGACAAGCCTGCTCAAAAATGGGATGCTACATTTGCTGGCGTAATGAACAAAGGGAAAGAACTTGGAATATTGCCTAGACCAGGGGAAACAGAAGGTCAGTACAGAGAGCGAGTTAGATCAGGCTACGCATAAACATAGATGCGGTGTAAGGTTCTTGTTGCATTTGCGCCACAAAAAAGGATTAAGTTGGTTTAGGAACTACATAGCTGACAAAAACTTTAGTAAAGTTGTATGGGATGACTTTTATACGCAGTACAAACTAGGTAACAGAGGGGAATGGGGCAAATGGATATTGAAAAATACATTGTCGGAGCAACAGGGCTTGGATATTTGATTACTGGAATATTGCAATACCAAAAAGGATCAATAGCTAACGCAACAATATGGATTGGTTATGCCATTGGTCAAACTGGTTTATGGATGAATTTAAAATAGGGGATATATGAATGAGTTGGCTCTTTTCGCAGGCGCTGGTGGAGAAATACTTGGAGGACATTTGCTTGGATGGCGAACAGTCTGTGCAGTCGAATGGGAAGCATATCCAGCAAGCGTATTGTGCGCCAGACAAAATGACGGACTTCTTCCGACTTTCCCGATTTGGGATGATGTTCAAACCTTTGACGGAAAACCTTGGAAAGGAATTGTTGACGTTGTATCTGGGGGATTTCCATGCCAAGACATTAGTTCCGCTGGAAAAGGAAAAGGAATTGAAGGAGAACGAAGCGGAATGTGGAAGCAAATGGCTCGCATCATTTACGAAGTTAGACCAAAATTCGTATTTGTGGAAAACTCACCAATGCTCGCTTCTAGGGGACTCGGAGTTGTTCTTGCAGACCTGGCCAAGATGGGGTTTGATGCAAGATGGGGAGTGTTGGGAGCAGCCAATGTTGGAGCTAACCATGAAAGGGGAAGAATGTGTATTAGTGCCAGACAACGAGAATTTTTTTCACACTCCAAATACAACGGGATTGGATGGTGGAAGCAACAGTCGAAAAGCATTGAAGAAACGAAAAGCAGAATGGCCAACACCATTAAGCTCAGAACACAAAGGCAATCAAAAAATAAGAGAGAATCATCAGAATGGATTGACAGCCCTAGTTGGTGGCAGACTGAACCCAACGTGGGTCGAATGGCTGATGGGGTGGCCGCTGGGATGGACAGACTTAAAGCCATTGGAAACGGACAAGTCCCTTTATGTGCAGCGGTTGCATGGGAATTATTAAATGAACAAAGAA